ATGGACAACGCTATAGATTATGAAAAGCTCGGCGCTGAAATAGCCAAAAAATTAAATAAGCTTCAGATCACAGAATATACATTGTGGAGCAGTGAGGATTGCGCAGAGTACTTTCAATGCTCAAGAAAGCACCTAACTGATAAGATTGCTAAAAGTGTCGGCTTCCCCGATCCCGTGCGACACACACGAAACCGTTGGTTTGCTGCAGCTGTTGTGAAGTGGGCGAAGGGTTCAAAGCGGAAATGAAGTACACAAAGTCTCCCTATATATAAAACGCGTGCGCACGCGCGAAGCGATAAGCGTACTACACTAATGGTTTATTTCTGACATGATCGACCAACTCATCTTGCACTTGAAATAACCTATCGATTCTTTTATAGATCTCCCCCATCTGCCCTTTTGAAGTCAGGGCTTGAAAGGAATACCTTACGGCATCTAATGAACTTTTATATTCTGCAATAATTTGCGCTGTCTTAGGATTGTTGTCTGTATTTAAATTATGGACGGCCCAAAGTTGGCCTATTAAAATATCTACAATCTTATCCCTTGCCTCAAAGTCAATGGCTTCTGTACTGTAGTCAGCAAATTGACCAACTTCTTTAGTTAATTGCTCAGTCAAGTCATTAATTCTTTCTAAATATTTTTTACGCTCTGCAAGTTCAGTTTGAGCAGCTAACATGTTTTTGGCGTGTGCCTGCTCCATGGTTTTCAATTCAATATTCAGATATACATTAAAGCAAAATGAAACGACAGCTGCTAATCCTGTAACAATAGCCACAGCTCGCTCAAAGGTTAACCACCCCGGCCTCGTCTTTACTTCGTTTTCGTTATGAATTTTGCTCATAAAAAACTCAATGAGTACATAAACACTCTTTGTTAACTTTGAGGTTCTACTTTCGTTCCAGAATTGAAATCCAAATCTGCCGAAAACTCCTGGCGCTGACGACATATCCGTTCCCATGTGTCTGCATTCATAAAGTTTAGCGCTGTTCGAAATTTTTCGCTAAGACCCAAGTAACAATCTTCTGCCTCTGTAGGCCAGTCATTCTGAATCTCAATCCTAAATTCTTCTCCACTTTCTAAAGCTACACTTACATCTGCAGAAACAGGTCCTGATGACAACGATAAAAACGCTGCAATAAATATCGCTTTAATCTCATTATGCATCCTAAATACAACTTCGCCTGGAGAATGAATATCATACTCAACAGCGAGGGGGTCATCCTTATAAAATCTAGAGCTAGCCGCTTCACCTATACTGTTCAGACTCAAAAATTCATCGACATTGTCTAATTCGATGGCGTTAAAGAAAGCATTGAAATATAACGCCAAGTCTGTTGCCGATCGCAACTGTAAAGGGTCGACCGGAATTGTTGATAAATCGATATCACCTTCAACATTTGCAGGAGAAACATCCAAGCTTATGCTTGCTTGGTCCGCCATACTATATTCACCATAGGCGTAATCATATGCTTCTTTCAACCTACTCCTGGGTACGCGAATCATAGCGCTACGGTTAGAAAGCAATTGAGAGAAATCGAAAGTGAAATCAAATCTAGTCCTGTTTTTGCTTAACCACTTTACGGGACGATATGGGATTTCCCTTCCACCATATGACTCAATAGCGATTTTGGGAACGGTTTCCGCACCGACTTCATAATCTAACAGCTCACCAATTAAAACCGGAGAATTGTAACCTTTGCCACAACATACAACTAAATCGCCCGCGTTTGCATCTGAATATAACTCTTGAATGGCCCTAATGTTTTGCGGGTCCATGCGAGAATATTTTTCATCCTCTAAACCTGTTTTTGGATCGTAATCCTTTGGATCTCGTGAAGGTGGATCGATATTACTATAACGATCAAGATAGATTGCCCACGCCTTGGCCATATGAAGTTTAGACTTCAGATCATCGTTAACTTCAAATTCGGTAGGTAGATCGAGCTCGGGAAGATCAAAAAACACGCAATTTTGAAACATAAAGTTTTTGAAAAACTTTTTATTTCTCCCTGCATGTAATACAAAAACTCGATGCCCCTCAGGAATCAATTTTTGACTATTTATAATTCTAATATCCACTCAAAACTCCTTCAGATGGGGATACCCACTAACACATGATAACAAACCACTAACTTCCCTACACCTAAAAACAATGGGCACCAGCTCTTAACTTGCACACTATTCAACCAGTCGACACTATAATCATTATTCATTAAAGATCAACCTGCTTATCGGCTGACACATAACTACAACAAAACAGAGTGAGAAGCGCCGAATATTAGAAGCATCGCTTAATTGTGAGTTATTTCCCACAGGCATTGGGGTTGTTATCGTCTAGAGGAAATTAGTTGAGAATGGCAACATAACGCTTCAGATTTTTTTAATCCTTTAATTGGCCGGACTAATCCCCGGCTTTATTTTATAAGGCTCATAAAAATCGAAAACCGGTATCTCATCAAATTCTTTGTCAAATACCTGGCACCAGATATTTATCACAGGCAACCCGTCTTCCAGCTTCGGTCTGTTACCGTGGTTTTTCCAACCTAAAAGCGTAGTTCTTGGAATTCCAGAGCGCTTAGAAAGTTTATAACAGCAAACTTTATTGCGTTCCAAATCAGTTATTATACGGTTCCAATCAACACGATCATTCTTCTGCAAAATCAACATACCCAAATCTCACGATAAAATAAACTGTTTAAAAACCTGGTGTGGTTTTATATAATTTTTTTGTCGGAATGTTTGGTTATGATTCTAGGCGATCCTCAGTGGTCGCCTTTTTTTCGCAGGAAGACTCCACAAGCAATTTTATGAGCGCTGGCAATTTGTGAGCACTAAAGGTTAATCCCTTTTGAGTTCTTACCCACCTATCAGGATCTCTGGAGTACTTCTCTCCACGTTTAACCCAAACTCTTATATCAACAACCTCGCGCCCCATATAACTATCACGGGTAACACGAATTTGAGCATCGTGAGATTTTTCCAATACGGCCAATATCTCCATTTACTTAAACGCTTCACTTAAATCAGGTGCTCTATCTGGTACAACCTTACCTGGCTTCCACCAATAACCCTGGTCATATTCACCACGGCGCTTCCTGACAATTCTATTGAATTTTTTCTCTGCTTTCGGGTCCGCCATAATTTCAAACTGATCAAACAATGCATTAGTAAACAATTGAGTCTGCCAAATATCAGGCGTGTAGCGATTAATAAATTTCACCGTTTCCCCCAACACATTAGTCTCCTCACCAGCAATTGCTTGGCGAACGTTACCAAGTGTGAGCTTTCCAACATTATTAGCCAGTTCACCCAAGGGACCAGCTAATGTTTCTTGAATACTACCCCCAAATCGATTGACATCCGAAAATACGAAATCACCGAAAATACCCAATCCACCACCCTGCGACAACGCAGCCAACATAAACTTCTCATCCACTTTTCTTGGATCTCGCCCTTTCGCAACATCTTTCATTTGAAGTGAAAGCCCTCCCATCACAGTAGTAGTTGCTGTTAATGCTGCAATGTATTTCAGTTTGTCTGCTGTTGTAGCTTGATATGCGGCACGATAGAAGTGCGACATGGCGATGGTCACAGCGAAACTTTTAATAAACCATACGGAACGCCAGGCTTGCCCTGTGATAGTGCCGCGGCCTTTACCTCCATTGGTGATAGCTCTGACCCTAGCGTTTGGAGTGGGTACCGCATAGTCTGTTTCGCTCATGATCATTTGATGAAACTTTTTGCCACCTTCTTGTGTAAGGTCCGCGAATTTAGCTCCGCTGTAATTAAACGGAGTGGACTTACGAAATACGTTCCAATCTTCCGGCGTAATTCCATACTCTTTAAATCCTCGCAACAAATTTGAATCAAGCTCATCAAACTGCTTTCCGAAGTTCTCAGCAAGTAGTGCGCTAAATTCCATACCGAAAGCTTTACGCCCAGCATCAGTCCATGGTGCAAGCAGCGAAGCCCGCATAACACCCTCAGCCACCTTTGCTGTAACTCCGGTACCATACACATCAGCATATCGATTTGCGGCATGCATTCGCCCAATCATTGCATCGCCAATAAAGCCTAGCTTCACTGCAGCCACCTGCCCCTCCTCGCTAGTCATTAGAGAAAATTGCCGCTTAATGACTTTAAAAAAAGGTACGCCAACGTACGATGAGGTCAACGCCTGAAAACCGACATCTGCAAGCGAAGAAAGAAATGTCCCACCCAGTGTAGACGCTGTAAGTAGATTCTTAGTACTTTGCATAAAATCGGATAAACCCGTTAACTCACCTTGATTTGTTTTACCGCTCACATTTGCATAAGTTGCTTCTAAGTTTTTCTTCCCAAACGCGCCAAGTCCACCTGATTTCTCAGCCTCACTGACTAAAGATTTAAAGGTGCTGTCTGGAGAAGGTCCCATTATCTCCATTAACGCAATATCATGGCTCATGGTGTCGATGTGGCCGGTTAACGTTGAGAACACATCACCTTTGCCAAAGTCTCGCTGATACTCCAGCCAGCTTTCAGCATCTTTAAAGTAAATGAATCGTCGTTCAGAGTGTTTGCGCGCAAGCTTTTTGCCCAACCGAGGAACAGACAACTCTTGAACCTTATTTAAACCATGTGAAGTTATGGTTTCGAAAACATACTTCAAAGAGTCGCTCAGTTGCTCATCGCTTATGGGGTTGCCAATGTCATCAAGCATTTTAGACCGATCAAGTTTTGGAGTGATGCCTTGCTTCCACTTTTCAAAGCCAACTTTCTGAACGGCTTGGGCATCGTGGTGCTGTGGCATAAGGTAGCTATCGTTTTTACTGATTGAACCACCCCTTTTATTAAATTCAACGCGTAACTCCTCAACAAGATTGTGCCACTGAGCTGCAAATTTATTTATAGTTGGATCACCCACTTCCTCACCGTAAATGGCCTTAACAAGCTTTTTTAAACCCTCTTCATCCTGAGAGAACCCGAGCTTTCGAGTGCGGAAGGCATTTAACATATCAGCAACCCGGGAATGAAATTTTCCTTCATAATATTTTGCGAGATACTCCACGTTGGCATACCCCGCCTTTCCTGTGTTGTCACTTGTTAACAACGACATAATCCCATTGAAACTCCCTTCACTATGATTGGAAGCCTTTTCCCAAGCTTGCGAAATTCGGGTAGCTGTAACAGCGGTTTCCCTACGCTGCCTGGAAAGATTGGCAACGATACCGTTTAATTCCGCTTCGACGTCTTCAGATTGAGAAAGGCGTTCAGCAACTTCCTTTGAAATCCTGCCTGCCTTTTGAGCCGCGCTAATACAGTGTTTAAAACTAGCCATATGATTCACCAAAATTTAAAAATTTTTTATTAAACGGGCGCTTTCAGGTCAATTAATCAACCTTTTCAAAAACTCATCGAGCTTAGTATGTTCTGAAAGTGCTCGTTGACGAAGTGGAATAAACTCATCTTCATTTCGCATAAGCAAAGCATTTCTTAAATTCAATTCTGAGGCCAGACTATCTAAAACCGCCTTTTTCACTTTAATGGAAGTGTTAAGTTCAACTCCAGGCATACGACGAAGACTCACACAGTGTTTCTTTTCGATTTCGTTCTGCACGTCTTCCAGCTCCCCCAAAACTTCTTTAATACAGTCTAAGTATTCTGAAATAGTGCAAATTAATATTGTTCGCTGTGTACACAAACTTTCTTTATTAAAATCAGTATCCATAAAACTTTCCTGAGTATTTTTAAGGATTGGGAAGAAATAAAAATTTGGCGATAGACATTTTAAATTTGCAATATACGACTTAAATGCCTTGCCTACTTTAAAAGGCAATATTTTATTCTCCATTAGTTTCACCAAGCTCGGTTTCATGAAGATTTTTAACATCGAGATAAACATACTTATCTCGGCCCAAAATATCTGCCAAGTCTTCACCGCCTCTGTAACCCCACAATTGCCGGCATTCAACAATGGACTGGCTTGCCCCAATCTTATCTGCAAACCTTTGCATAAACGCACGTAGCGTGATTTCTCCCTCTCTCATATGTCCGATCATGTGTGAATATTGGCGCCTCTCTTTTGGGGACATTGGTAAGTTTTGATATGCACTACGTTCTTTGCTGAAGATTGTAAGAACACAATCAGCAAGTTGATCTAGAAGCTTATCCGCTTTAACTAAATCTCTATTTCTACTGTCGATCGTATCAATAACTTGGGACCATCTAAATTCACTCAATGCCTCTTTGAATTCAGATTTTTTGGTCACGTAGAGTTTCTCACGATCGTGCTTTGCTCCTTTCAATGCTGCAAGTTTTTCTCGAAGTTCTTGCAACTCCTTCACAATTTTATTTGCATCTGCTTCATCTGAATCATCAACTACTTTTTCTTTTAGGTTGTTTTCACCTATTTCAATTTTTTTACCGATTAATTTAAGCTTTTCTTCGATTAAACCGACATCTTTCTGATATTTGTCATCGAGACTCTTTTCGAGAGTTCTGAAAGCTTCCTTGGATAGCAATTCGTCCTTTTCCTTCAAATTTTTAGTATCGGTCATGGGTCACCTCATTTGGTTAAATATTTTTGCTGGGGAATTTTTTCTCAAAGTAAGCCTTTACCTGCTTACTCACTTTCTCGTGGTCTGGATGGCTGGAGTCGCGATAAGCTTGAGAAGCCATAACACTCTCTACCGACGAATTTGAAGGAATAATGACTTCAGGTGGCGGGGAGTCCTCTTTCATTTCCCGCCCAATTAGCGCTGCCACCTGAATAAATGAAGGATCATTTCCAATCTTCTCGTCGATCTTCCCCTGCAGTTCATCCGGAAGAGACCGGTAAAACCGGTTAGCAGAAGTCATGTTTTCGTGGTACTCAGCATCGGTTTGCCAAGTCTCGCGCAAGGTAGAGTTTATTGCCTCATCATTCAATAATTCTTCACCCTGGCGTAACGATGGAGCAAACTCTAATAGCCCATGCTCCACTACAGCCTGCAGCTGAGAATTAGTTAGGCCAATTTCATGCGCCTTCTGTAAAAATGCCTGGCTGCCCTCCTCTTTCAAAAATGATTCGACATCAAAGCCTTCACCAAACTTTTCAGCATTCAATGAATACCCTTCGATCGAGTCTGGCTTAGTTTCGTCGGTACCAAGCCTTTTCGTTAGGCTAGAGTAACTTTCACTTAACTTTGAAACAGAAGCATTTAAATCAAAGCTGTTGGACTCTCCGAAAACCTGGAACTTCTCAGGTATAGAGCTTTGTAAATTGTCAGCGCCAGGCGCAGATTCGTTAAACTCGGTCATAGATTTCTCCAGTAATTACCAAGGTGCTTTCATGGATTGGGTAGTGTCGCGGGTCGTTAGCTGCTTTGACCCTTCGTGAAAATAGAGCCCAGAACACCCCTCCTTGCCACCATGGCGATTTTTCTCGACAGACAACCAAACATCGGGGCCTTCTAGAGATTTCGTCTCCTGGGCAGATAAGGGGCGATTGTGGGATTGTTTTGCTTTGGCCTGCTCACGCAGTTTGTTCCGCTGAATGATTATGACGTTATCCGCAATATCGGTAATGACCCCTCCGCCGCGGATATCTTGCTTACTTAGGCGATTGAATTCGTTCTCACCTTTTCGGACATGACAGACAAGATGAATATGGGTGTTGTATTTCTTAGCTGCATTTTGGAGTCGATCGACGAAATTCTTTTCTCCAGAATAATCCTCATAGCCAAACCCGCATTTCATAAGCGAATCGACAACTATGTGATTTACCTTGAGCTCTTTGGCCGCATAATGGACCAGGGCGAGAATTCTTTTTGCGGGGATAGTATCGAGTTGATTATAAATCCATAGCCGACCAGTAAGCGCATGTAAGGTCTGCTTGATAAATTCAGATGAAGGGTGGCAACCGGCGCGCTGTGAAATCATTCGAAGCAAGGTTTCTTGAGGCTTCATTTCCAATGAGGCAATCAGCGCACGTTTCTGTTGGTCTTTCAAGAACCACAGAATTGATTGACCGAGCGCATTGGACTTACCTGAACCATTATGGCCAGCCCAAATTGTTAGTTCAGCGGGCCTACAACGCCAAGTCTGGTCTACTTTGCCCCATGGAGTGCAATCACCGCGCTGTTCATGGCCATGATTAGCGAGCTCAATGGTACTGTCGGTTACATCTGACGGCTGAATAATGAATTGCGCTTCACTATTTTTTTCCTGCTCCAGCTCTTCCAGATCAAGCTTGGGACCAATATCACGATTAGAGAAGATCATTTCCATCAGAACACCAACTCCTCTGTGTGTGATGCTTTAGTGTTTCTTTCCCAATTACGAACTGCGGCTTTCCAATCCTTCATTTTGTTTTTGCCGACCATCCAACCATTTGAAGTGTAGAAATCAATGAATTTTGCCGCATCCACTTGGTTGCTACGCTCCGCACAATAATCTCGAACCTCTTCGACAGAAGGCTCGTTGAATCTTTTTTTCCTATTAATATTATTATTTGAAGGTGAAGGTGAAGGGCATTCCTTAAGCATTGCTTGAGTTGTGCTTGTAGCATTGCTTGAGGATGTATTTTCAGAGTTTTGACTTTCTTTTGCCCATCTTGCAGCTGCAGCACGCGCAGCTTTTTCTTTCGCAGCTGCTTTTTTCTCAGTTGCCTTTGCCAATTCCTCTTCTATGCGCTTATGCTTCCAGCATGCTTGTGCATTGCTTGTAGCATTGCTTGAGGATACCTCGAAGAATGCTTGAAGCATTGGCCTGGCTTTATTTTTCCAATCGTCGACATTCATCTTTGTGATTGAAGCTAGTGTCGCATCATCATCCGGTAACTGCCCATTCATCCAATAGTCCATAATCAGAAGCATGTAAGCGCCGTGTAACTCTGTCGTGAGTCTCGAAGTGCCGGCAAGATAGTCACCTATGTAAAGCGGCATAAATACATCTGGTTTCTCAGCCATATTAAATCCTAATTAAGCAGCCTCTTTGATGGGGGAGAATGACGATTCAAGAAAGTGAGTTAAAACAACAACAACCTTACGACATAGCTCTAGCTCTTCAGCCTTCATAAGCCTGTGGTGCTGCCTTATGAGGTTTTTCACACATCTAATGTATTTCCCTAGGTCCCGCGTATGAATCCTTACGTTGTTGGCCCTGTCACTTGCAGCTATCGCAACAAACCACACCTGGAGCTCAAGCTCTTCCTTTTGCTGCCTGGTAAAAAAGGGTTTAATCGGTTTGGAAGTTTGATTATCGATGTGAACACCTACGAATCGCGCTACCTCGTATACAGCTGCAGGAAAATCGATACCTTTAAAATCCATAAGAAACTTGTATACATCTCCGGAATAGCCACAACCAAAACAGTTGCAGAATTGCTTTTCTGAATTCACGACAAAGGATGGAGTTTTTTCTTCATGAAACGGGCAATTGCAGGTAAAGTTCTTTCCCTGCTTCCTTAAGGGCAAGCAAGTACGGATGACTTCGCTAATGTCACAACTCCCCTTAACCCGTCGAATGATTTCTTGATCGATCGGCATAGGTTAAGCCCGGGCAGCTGATTCACTGGTATTGGTTTGCGTGTCGAACTGAGATAGCCATGCATCAAGGTCATCCAGATCATATCGGACTGTGTGACCAATTTTTTTATAAGGGGGAGCTTTAACACCAGCCAGAAATCCTGATGTTCGGGAATTACTTAGAGTGCCATGCTGAAACCCCAGGTAAGCTGCTGCTTCTCGGTTTTTGAGTAACTTTTTCATTTTTAACACCTATAGTTGATAAGGTGTCACTGATATTAATTACCAAAAAATGCGAAACATATAGGGGGGTGTGATTCGTGCTTTTATTTACTCGGTTTACGCGGGTCTTTTTTTCGAGCACGATATTGGATCGCCGACATTTTCATTATGTCAGTAACTTTTTTACTTAGAGATTCATTATCGAGTTGGATTGGGTCTGCAATTGTCGTGTTAGTGTGCTTGATCATCCAGTTTTTTACGGTATCTCTAGAGACTGAAAACGTCTCCATAACCAGCTTTTTAGCCTCTTTCAGACCGACTTCCGGGATTTTACCATATTCTGCCCAGCGTAAAAATCGGACCGCATCTTTGATAGCCTCCTCGGAAACTAGACTATTTCTCTGCGGTATCGTTGGCTTAAATAGCTCCGGTATCCTTCCGGTTTCGACTAATTCTCTGAACGATATCATCAAGTCGAACTGCAACTCAGCATCCAATTCAGCTCCAGCCTGCAATACTTTCAATATCTTTTCCTGCTTTTCCCTGAGTAGCTCAGCATTTAGCTCTTCGGCGGCCTCACCTTCCGGCACCAGCCATCCGTCATCAGTTAGAATAGGCTTCGTAATTTTCTTTTTGGTCATAAGCGGAAGTTAAGATGATTTGGCGACCTAAGCCGCCAAGTTTGTTATTTAGAGTTATCCAGTTGATCCTGGAGCAGATTGAATGTTTTGGGTAGAAACCACTCCTCAGCCCCACCACGACACACCATAGTCTTGTCTGCCAGGTGAGCCCCATGATCGGCCAGCCAACCTATTTGCTTTGCAAGACTCTCCTGAATCATTGCAAGCCTTGCGGCCAAATTGTTCTGATCATCAGGCGGAATAGCGTCCACCAAATTTACACCGACGGCCTCAAGCTGTTCTGCAAGATCCGCAATTGAATTAAAAATTACACTGGATTGCTTCAAAAGGATTTCTGAATTATTCATATCAATCCACTCCTCACTTTAGCTGCAGAAACCGCATTACGAGACATTTCTACAAAATAAACTATGGACTGCAATTCGGCATCCCATTCTTTATCTGGATCAAGCCTGGAGTTAAGTAAAGTGATAACGACTTCCAGAAAACATGTCGCGTCGTTTAGCAGATCGTTAGGTTGGGCTCCCGGATCAACGCAATAACTTGAGTTTAATGAAAAGAATTTTTGGTGCGCTGTTGGGTTTAGCGTAGAATTCGCGCTAGTCATGATAAACCTCCTTTCAGGTTTGTTGTGATTAGGAGGTGTTGGTGTTGGCGCACCTTCACCTCCGCTTTTGCCTTTCGGCTAAATCTTGTTAAGCATGGCTACTGCTGCTGCTTTGTGCTCTGGCGCTAAATGAGCATAGATTAACGTCATTTTCAGATCACTATGCCCCAATAGCTCGCGTACAGTATTTAAGTCGACGCCGGCCATCACCAATTTGCTTGCGAATGTATGCCGGAGGTCGTGAAATCTAAAGTTTGAAATCCCACTTTTTTCAATGACATTTTTCCAGGAAGTTGAAATATTATCCAACTCTCTACCAGTTTGTGGACTGGGAAACACTAACCGATCTTCTGAAGAAATGTTTCGCCAGGTTACCAACACCTGAAAAGCTTCATCATTCATCGGAATATGTCGAGTTGACCCACTTTTCGATTTATAGCCATGAATAATAATATTTCTTTCTTTTAGCTGGACATCCTGCCATTCCAGCTTGAAAAGCTCACCACGGCGCATCCCTGTATTTAGAGCCAGTAGCACCATTGGCATCAAATAATCAGTGAAAACGCCATTCAGGTCCGGTAACAATTGCTTGTGACGTTTCTCAAGCCATGAATTATGTTTGTTTCGCTCATCTCGTTGAGATTCTTGACGAGCTGCCAGAGCAGCCCTGAGTGCCGCCTCTTCACCACTTCCCAAATACCGAACATGTGGAGCCTCATCAGTTTTAAGTCGCGCCATACCAGCAATAGGACTGTTTTCAATCACATCCCATTCAACTGCCTTGGCTAAAACACTTTTCAGTATGGCCACTCTTCTGTTGATTGTTGTAACTTTCAACCCCGCCGCCCGGGCTCGTTTTTGCCATACAGTAATATCCCATTTGGTAATTTTTTCCATTGGCCTGGCATGATAATCAGCGAAATCAATTTCAAGGACTCGTAACTGCTCTTTGGCTCCTCGAAGGTGTGATAATGCCCAATCTGCGTATTTGAGTTCAATAAACCCCTTTAATGTTGAATATTTGTGGCGCTCAGCTGCTTTTACACTCGCCTTTTTTGATTCCTGGATGTCAGTGCCGGCAGACACTTCTGCCAACTTCGATTTAGCTATTCGTGAAGCCTGTTCAGGCGTCAACCTGCCATAGTGGCCAATTGTGTAATCCCGGCCTTTACCATCAATTCTGTAGAAAACAGCAAACGTCTTAGTGCCACTTGGCATGACACGCAGGAAGAACCCCTTAACATCGGTATCCCAGACTTTGAACATCTTATTTGTAGGCTCGAGTGCGTCAATAGTTCGCTTGGTTAGTCGTTTTTTCATTGAGTCAGCAACAATCAT